GCTTCCAGATCAAAGCCCTCCTTATCGCGCAGGGCCATCAAAAATAGAGCGCTTGCGAATTTGATGCCATCATCCCGCCCACGAAGCTCAGCCCGTTTTACATCTGCCTTTGACGCCGGCTGTCTGCGGGGGTTGACTTTTTTACTCATGCTGCTGATTCTCCTTTGGTGGTTCGGGGAGGGGCATCCATGCAACAACCTCAATCCAAGGTCGGCCTGTATTGTCAAGTAAATACCAATGGTCCCCTGTGTAATGTGTCAATTCAAAATGTTCCGCTTTTTGAGATGTATTCCGCCAGTATACCAACACTTCTTGCCCCACTTCCGGCAACCTCTCCTCAACGCTGATCCACTCACTCACACTGTCCGCCACCTCTCTAACACCTTGATTATCTCAACTGCCGTGTCATAGTCGATACGGAATCTATTATAATATAGTTCGGAAATCAGGTTCCGCGCCTTGTAGATGGTGTCTCGCCGCTTCTTCTCAGCAGCATCTTCCGCTTCTTGAAGCTCTGCCTCGATAAGCAATTCTGCCGTTGGCGGGCTAATCTCTCCAGGTGTTTTCCCATAGCCGCCTACTCTTCCAGACCAGCTCCATGGAGATTCTTTAAAACTGCCCCGATTGGTCCTGACAATACCAGATGGAGTGACTTTTTCTACTTTGGCAGTTTGAATCCTTCCCGCAACCCCAAACCCGCTGTATATCACGATATCTCCCGGCTTTAACGATTTCACCCATGCCAGTGATTCTTCTTTTGTCATTGCCCGCCCTCCCCGCCGTGGACTTTCTTTTTCATCTCTTTTGCAGCTCCTTCACCCACACCAAGGGCATAGGAATAAATCAGCCAGCAAACGAAGCTTCCTACCCAGCAGAAAACCAAGACAGGCATCGGCACCACAAACCATCCATTTGCTTTGACAATGGACAGGATGATGCCCAGGAAAAGGAGCAGTTTAATCATCATTGCCGCCCTCCCCGTCGTAGATGTTGCCTATTATTTCTTCCTCACCTGTCCATGCATATCCTGGGTTTAAATCAGATAGATACACTGCTGGCATTCCTCCGATAAAAGTTCCACCGTGTTCCTGGACCCATACCACCTCATGCGGACAACCACGGCTGCATCTCACAATATCCCCGACAAACACTTTCTTCCCGTTCTTGTCGGTCAGGCCGGTATACTGGCAGACCGTGGAGGGGTCAACCTCAAAGAACCCACCAAGCATAATGCCTTTTGTGGGCGGGTCTGCCCTGGCTGAAACCAACCGTGGCAGAATGTACGCTCCCGGCATAAAGTCGGCATCTGCTGGAACACTCACGATGTTTCCCTCCACCCATTCGCCATCACTCAGCCGCTTGGCTTTGAAAAGGATTTCTCTCATTCTTTGCCCTCCATCTCAATCAAAAACGCCACATTACAGGCCAGATGCCACAGGTGAGGCAGGCCGCTTTCCGGATCGCATTGCTCCCCCTTGAGATAGGACAGCCAGTGCCGGTACAAAGCATCCTGATATCGCTGCGGCTCCACCTGCCGCCAATTCTCCGGGTCGTGGTACTTTTCATTTCCGTACATTCGGACCGCCGTCACAGCCTCGATCAGAGACACAGGAACCAGAGTAGGACGAGGCTTCCCCGCGTCGGCTTTGGCCTGCTGGTCATCTTCATGGACCCATTTGTTGGTAATCATAACTTCGTTCATTCCGTACCTCCGCTGTGTTTACACAATGGCAGCCATATAAACTCAAACACAAATTTGCAGAAGTCCTTCATCCCATCTCTGTTCGGGTCCCTTCCACATGCCTTGTCGATTGCGATCTCAATTCCCGTTCTTGGTGTTCCGATGGCGTTTCCCGTCAGCCGGTTGAACTGGGTCAAAAATTCTTGATTGTCAAGACATACAGCGCAGCACTCTTGAAAAGTCATTCCAAACCTCCGATGATCTCGTAAAGTGTAACGACCATCTCATTTTTCAGCGATGGGAATGCGTCTTTGCGAAGATAGATGATCTTCCCGTCAACTTTCATTGTTACCATATCGGCAACTTTTCTTAATTCTGCGGGGCCAACCACTTCAAGCAGGTTCTTCACTATCTCCACCTCCTGCTCCGTCCAACGGGGTGGCTCGGTTAAGTCCCAGTATTTAGGGGCAGCTGCGTCTCCTTGCCTTCCGAAATATTGATCACAATACTTTTGCATTTTACATCCCGTACATCTCGCTGGGGTGTCTCGTTGTTCCTTACAGTGTTCTTTAACTTCTCCCAGCGTCCAATCGCTCAGGGGCTTCTGCTTGTCCATGTTGGTCTCCTCCAAATGAATGTCAAACTCTTTTCCGCAAACAGGGCATTCCATTATGCAAGCTTCCTCCAACTGTCCGGGATTTCCAGATGGTTCATCATCCTCCACCTTGAACCCCATCAGGCGGGCGGCTTCGTGGACCCAGTTTGTTATCGTCTCCATATCCCGGTTAAAATCGGCTATGTCCTGGTCTTGCACGTCTCTTGGCTTATCTGCCCAAAGCTCTCTTCCGGCCCGTTGCCCATAGAAAAAGTCCCATTTAGACAGAATTTCAAGCACTTCCCCCGTCTCAAAGTTCCGAAACTTCATGGTCGGCCTCCTTTCTCTCCCACTCCCCGCAGAACTGCTCCGGCTCCGTGAAGTCGGCGCAGTGCGGGGAATCCTCGTTACAGCACACGCCCTGATAGTCCTCGTACCATGCGCAGGTGGCGCAGCACTTAGTCATGCTCGTCCTCCTTGTCCATGCGAGCGCCGCACGTTGGACAGTATGGCATACTCTCAAATTTCAGCGATTGTGTTCCAGCGCAAACAGAACACCTAACTCTTGAAATAATTCCGCTTGCAGTTACAAACTTTTCCCATCTCCCGTGCCGCACCTCCGCAACGTCGGCGGTGGGGATAGACGTAATATCCTTGGCAATATGTAGTCGCTCATCCTCGATGTACTCCTTCATTCCTGCTCCCTCCGGTTCCACTTTTCTGCAGCTATTTCCTCGCTATAAAAACTGTCGCTGGAAAAACCACACCCATGACACCAAATAAAGCCCGTTGTAGTGTCCTCTAAGAGTTGTTCTTCATCCGGTGTAAACGCTACATTGTCACTCCCGCAAAACGGGCATTTCTTTAATTTAACCATCCTGCTTCCTCCGTAGTGCGGCCTCAATGTCCATGACAACCGTCAACTTCTTCCCGCTACATGTAACAAACCAGCCACTTCCCTCGGGCAATACCCGATTTTCCTTGTCCGCCTGGGCCAGTTCGCGGAGGCGGTCAAGGTCGTACTCGTCGCCCAGGATGTTCTCAATGTCATTTAACTTTTTAATCGCCTTGTATAAGCTACAGCGATCACATTCACTTGGAAAAAGGCATCCGTTACAAATCGAATTCTTGGAAGGTTCTGACAAAACTACTCTTGTTTCCCCAAATACGTCTGTAATAACCTCTGTCAGCCGTTCCATGTCAATCCTCCTCGTGCCAATTTTGTAATGCATGTTTTAGGGTCTCATTCTCCCGCTTCATCTGATCCAACTCGGTCTCTTGTTCTTTCAGCAGTTTGTCCCGTCGTTCCAATTCTGCGGCCTGCTGAGCAATCAGTTTTGATTTCTGCTCCAGCTCGGCTTGTACCGCTTCCAACTCCTCGTGCGCCTTGATGATTTCCGTTTTGGCACAGACGATGGGGCAGTCATGGCATTTGTCCTCGTAGTGTTTCAGGCGGGTGATCTCTGTCTTGGCCTTTTCCTGCTCGGCCCGTAGGTCCTTGACCGCTTCAACAGCTTTATACCAGTTCGACCGCATCCCTTCCGCTTCGTCCCGCAGCTTTTTGTTTTCTGCCAGCAGGGCGGTGAGGGCGTCGGCAGCGTCAGTGACAAGTTTTTCTCCTGTAGGCACAGAACACCACAGCCCGTCTTTTTGTTTTAATTGCTCAATCAGCTTTTCGTAGTCCATCAGGGTTCTCCTCTCCTTTGTCTCCCCAGCCAAAGGCGCTTTTAATCGCCTCCAACAGTTTCCTCCACATTGATTTCCTGTTTTTCAGTCTAGCGTTTTCATCCAGCAGGGCAGTGATAGCATCCGCAGCTTCTTCCACTAAGTTACATACCCCATCAGAATACACCAATGGACCTTGCAGGTTGTATGGATATGGCGCGCCGACTAGTTCTCCGTATTGGATTTTCTCACTTTCTGGTGGCAGCCAATCTCTTAAGTCAGCCACAAGCTTTTCGTAGTCCATCAGGTGTCCTCCTTTGCGGGCGCTTGCAGATACCTCATGGCCGCCTGTACGCACCCGTCAAACAGGATGCCATCCGGATGCGTTTCAATGTAATGGCACGTCCCGTTATCCCGCTCATAGTCGCAGAATCCACAAAAATCAACGGTGCAGATGGTCTTTGCCAACTCCTCGTCGCTCATGGCCCGGATGCGGTCGGCGTTGGTAATAATCTCCGGGTCGCTGTCAAGGCCGTATGTACCACGCAAGGCGGCACAGGCTGAGCCTCGATATGTTACCGTGCATTTTGCGTAAGCCGGGCAATTCTTGCAGCCTTTCATGCGTCCGCCTCTCCCTCCGGCGGGCGGCGGTAGGCTATCCAGTTCTCGCCGTATTTGTAGTCCTCTATGCGCTTTGCACAGAAGGGGTCCAGGATATTCCAATGTGGCGGAGGACTTTCTTCCCGCAGCCCAACGTGCCAATACGGTTGTCCTCCCATCTCCCGCAGTTTTTCCAGCGTTAGCGGCTCGTTCGGCGGGGTGAGGGTGGGCGCGTTCGCAATCGCACTCTGCACCCAATCCTTGTACATAACGCTCTCCGGCCACTTGCTGATTTCAGCGTGTAGCGCGTTCGCGTCAATTGGTCGTACTGCCATCTTTCATCCCCTCCCATCTCTTCATCACCATCTCCACGGCCTCGTCCGTCATGGGAGCGCCGCAATTTGCGCAAAACTTATCCGCGCCCCACCATCCCGATATGGGGAAACCGCACTTGGAACATCTTTTGATATATTCTTTGTGTTCGTCCTGTTGGACAATCCACTCACCCCTCCACACCTTTTCCACCTGCTCCCGGCTGACGGGGCAGAGGGTGGAGATGGCCATGTCGATTGCCTCAACCTCTTGTAATTCATCGGCTTTGATGGTTGCATTTGCATGGTCGGAAATTACTTTGCAAAATCTTTGTCGTTTCTGCAGTATTTTAATCGCTTCTTCCCGCGTCATTGGTGGGCCTCCTTTTCCATCTTCTCCTTGATAGCCGACAGGATGAAATCCCGGTTCAGCACATACAGGTCCGTAATTCCGTGCTCCTTGCACATCTTGATGATCTCGTCCATGATGTGGTTTTTGATATCTTCTTTCCAGAGGACAACCGCCTGTATCGTTGCAGAGGCTACAGTGTTTCCATCCTCGTCTGTTCTGACTTGCAAGGCTGGGTCCCCAATGTCAACATATTCTCCCGGGTTCTTCATTCCATCCCCTCCAGCATCTCCATCTCCTCCGCGCTCAGAATCGGCGTGCGGGTGTTCCAGGCGAGGCGGGTTTCTTTTTCAGTGTTGTAAAACGTTGTTTGCAAGAAACAACTACGGCATTGTGTATACTTTTTCGT